AGACCTGAAAGAACTTTACTAGGTAGAACAGTAATTCTAAATAACTATGTAGGATCTTATCTTTCAACAGTGCTAGCAAATACTAAATTTGCTTTCTTATTCAATTTCAAAGATTATGTTTTAAATACTAACTATCAAATGGCTTTGAAAAAATATGAAGATAATGAAACTGATGATGTAATTACAAAATCTATAATGCTTGCAGATGGCAAGGTTATAGATTTAAATTCATTAGTAACTTTAACTAAAACATTAGCTTAGTATTGGGGAAGGTTAATCCTTCCCTTTCCTTTTAAGGGAGGGAAATAAATGTTAGATAAAGTTAAATTAGCACTTAGGATAAAATCTACATTATTAGATCCTGACATTACAGACTTAATAGAGGGTTGTAAACTAGATTTAAGTATAAGTGGTGTAAAAGTAATAGAAGAAGAAAATAGTCTTATACAGAGGGCAATTATAGTTTACTGTAAGGCAAACTTTGGATTAGATAATAAGGATAGTGAGAAATATCAAAAGTCTTATGACTCTCTAAAAGAACATCTAGCTTTATGTAGTGACTATAATACAGAGGTGGTGACACCGTAATGTGGAGAGATGAATTAATTTTAATAAAAGAATCTTTCACTCTTGATTCTATAGGTAATCAGATACCTGTAGAAATTGAGAATCCTGTTTTTTGTGATGTTAAATCTATAAGCAGAAGTGAGTTCTATAATGCAGCTACTACTGGATTAAAGCCTTCAATAGTTTTTATAATTCATTGTTACGAATATGATGATGAAGAAAAAATAAAATTTGAAGATAAAAAATATAAAATTATAAGAACATATTTAAAAAGTGTTGATGAAATAGAACTAACTTGTGAGAAGGTGTTAGCAAATGGCTAAAATAAAAGGCTTATCTGAAGAAATAGTAAAAGCACTTATAGAATATACAGAAGAAATCACAGAAGGTATAGAACAATCTAAAAAGACAGTAGCAGAAAGAGCTGTGGGTATATTAAAAGAAACAAGTCCTAAAGGCTATTCTAAAAGTTATGCTAAAGGGTGGAGAGTAAGTGACATTGACGGCAAGCAGGTTATTCATAATAAAACTGATTATGAACTAACACACTTATTGGAATTTGGTCACGCAAAAGTTAGTGGTGGCAGAGTTGCTGCTAGATCACATATTAGACCAGTAGAGGAACAAGTAATTAGGGAATTTGAAGATGCAGTAGAGAAGGTGATTAAAGGGTGACACTGAGTGATATATATACAATTCTAAAGGCTACTGGATATCCAGTGGCTTATTCACATTTTACAGGAACTACAACAACACCTTTACCTAGTCCTCCTTATGTTTGCTATCTGAGTGCCTATAGTAGCAATCTATTTGCAGATAACAAAGTCTTCAAGAAAATAGATAATTTACAGATAGAACTTTATACAATTAAGAAAGACTTAGTAGCAGAAAAGAAATTAGAGGACTTATTAGATCTTAATGAAATTTCTTATGAAACTACAGAAACATGGATAGAAACAGAAAAATTATTTCAAAAAATATATGAAGTGAGGTTGATATAAAATGGCAGAAAATAAAGTAACTTTTGGATTAAAGAATGTACATTATGCACCTTTCACAGTGACAGCAGGAGCAATAACTTATGGAACACCAGTAAGAATTTTGGGAAGTGTTGATATAAGCCTAGAACCTAGAGGCGATATGGCAGAGTTCTATGCAGATGATATGTTATATTATAGCGCAGAAAATAATCAAGGATATGATGGTACACTAAATGCAGCCAATATACCTGAAAGTTTTGCGACTGATATACTTAGTGAAGAAATGGATGAAACGGATTTAGTGATAACAGAAAAAGCTAATGTTGAAACTAAACCTTTTGCTTTACTATTTGAATTTGATGGAGATGTAAAGGCTATAAGACACGTTCTTTATAGTTGTACTGCAAAAAGGCCTAAGGTTAGTTCTGCAACTAAAACAAATTCAAAAGAACCAAATGTAAATGAATTAACATTTGTATCAAGTCCAAGAGAAACAGATTTGGCGGTTAAAACAAAAACTACTGCAACTACACCTGCTGGAATTCATGATGCTTGGTATACAAAAGTATATGAAAAAGTAGTAACACCTTAGGAGGGATTTTAAATGGAAAAAACAATTGAAATAGATGGTAAACAAGTAAAGTTTAAAAGTACCGCAGCAACACCATTAAGATTTAAAGCACAATTTGGAAAAGACTATTTTGCCGAAATAATAAAGTTGAATAAATTAGGAAAATTTAAAGAAGGCAAGGATAATTCTAAACTATTAGAAAATGCAGACTTTGAAGTATTTTATAATGTTATTTGGGTATTAGCAAAGACTGCAGATAGGACTATCCCAGAGCCTTTAACATGGCTTGATGGATTTGATGAATTTCCACTCTTTGAAATAATTCCAGAAATACAAGATCTTATCCTTTCCAGTATACAAACTAAAAAAAAATAGAAAGCTCAGATGATAAAGGGGATAACGACGTTATTACAACGGAGTTATTCCTTTTTTTGTGTAGAAAAAACGGATTATATAAAGATGATTTAGAAGATATGACCATTGGAATGTGTCTTGATTATCTTGAAGAATGTTCTGAACGAAAAAATCCTGAAGAAAAAGCAAGAAAAGCAACACAGGGTGATTATGATTCTTTTTAAAAGTGAGGTGATAAATAAATGGCAAGCAGTAGCAGAATTAAAGGTATTACAATTGAAATAGATGGATCAACTACAGGACTTCAAAAATCATTAGAATCTGTTACAAAAGAAAGTATAAATATTCAAAAAGAATTAAAGGATGTTGAAAGACTATTAAAATTTGATCCAGGCAATACAGAAGCTTTGGCACAGAAACAAAAGCTACTGGCAGCACAAATTGAAGCTACAAGTAGTAAACTAAATAAACTTAAAGAAGCGGAGCAACAAGTAGAGAAGCAATTCCAAAGCGGTGATATTGGAGAAGCACAATATAGATCCTTTAGAAGAGAAATTGAATTTACTGAAACTGAATTAGGTAAATTAAAACAATCTATTGCTAAAGTTGATGATGGTTCAGCTATAAAAAATATAAAACAAGATTTATCTAAAATTCCTGAGGAAGCAAATAAGGCTCAAGGATCTGTCAAAGATTTAGGTGGAGAATTAACTAATCTTGTAGCCGGAGCTGCAGCAGGTGTAGGAATTGGAAAAATAGTTGAAGAAGCTTTTGATGTATCTAGTCTTAATACGAAGATTGCTATTTCTTTTAATGTACCTGAAGAAAGTATTCAAAGTGTAAAGAATGCTATAAGCACGGTTGAAACTTATGGAGTAGATGCGGAGGCAGCACTTGAAGGAATCCGTAGACAATGGGCACTTAATAAGAATGCAAGTGATGAAAGCAATAGCGCAGTGGTTACAGGAGCGGCAACTATTGTAGCAGCTTATGGAGATGTAGATTTTACAGAGTTAATTCAAGAAACTAATGAATTGTCAAAGACTTTAGGAATTAGCGATGAAGATGCAATTGCTTTAACATATTCATTGTTGAAAATGGGATTTCCACCGGACCAAGTTGATATTATAAGTGAATATGGAACACAATTAAAAATGGCTGGATTTAACGCACAAGAAATACAAGCTATCATGAAGACAGGAGTCGAAACTGGTACATGGAATATTGATAATTTATTAGATGGAATTAAAGAAGGACGTATTAAATTAACTGAATTTGGTGCAGGGATAGATAAAACAACAGCTTCATTATTAGAAGGTACAAGCATTTCATCGCAGAAATTGCAAGAATGGGGAAAAGCAGTATCGGCAGGTGGCGAAGGTGGCACAAAAGCAATGCAAGAAGTTGCTCAAGCATTAGCTGGTGTAGATGATAAGACTAAACAAAACCAGTTAGGTGTAGCAATATTCGGTACATTGTGGGAAGATCAAGGAACTAACATTAGTAGCACATTGTTAGGAATGAACGATAATTTAACTACTGCTGAAGAAAATCAAAACAATCTTAATTCCGCAACAGAAAGTTTAAACTCAGATCCAATGATACAACTGAAAGCTGCAATTTCTGATTTACAAACTGCATTAGCACCATTACTACTAAAGATAACTGAAGCAGTCACTTGGTTTTTAAATCTAGATGATGGAACCAAAAGTATTATATTAACTATCGGGGCATTAGTAGTAGCAATTGGTATATTGCTAATAGTAGTAGGTCAAATGTCTATAGGAATAGCAGCTATGACAGGAGCAATGGGAGGTCTAACAATAGCAACTATAGCTAATAAGCTTGAGACAATAGCAATAGCTGCATTATATGCAAAAGACTTTATATTAAGCATAGCAAGCGGAACTGCTGCATTAGTAACACAAGCGGCTCAATGGGTAATAAATACTGGATTAAAAATAGCAGATACCATAGCAACCACTGCAATGACCGTAGCAACCGGAATATGGAATATAGCATGTGGAACCGGGGCAATGTTAGTGCAAGCAGCACAGTTTGTAATAAATACAGGGCTAAAAATAGCAGATACTATTGCGACAACCGCAATGACAGTAGCAACAACTGCATGGACTATAATTTGTGGTGTAGCGACTGTTGTGACTACAGCGTTAGGAATTGCATTTGCCTTTTTAACAAGTCCAATTGGTTTGGTCATATTGGCAATAGCAGCAGTAATTGCAATAGGAGTTTTGCTTTATAAAAACTGGGATACTATAAAAGAAGTAGCTTTTAGTGTATTTGGAGCAATAGGTGATTTTATAGGTGGTATATGTGATAGTGTTGGTGGATTCTTTAAAGGGATGATTAATGGAGTAATTAGTGGCCTTAACTGGATGATAGGAGCATTAAATAACCTTAATTTTACTGTCCCAGATTGGGTTCCAGGTATTGGTGGAGAAAACATTGGATTTGATATACCTGAGATACCAAGTTTTGCAGTAGGTACAAAGTATTTGCCACAAGATATGCTTATACAGGCACATAAAGGTGAAATGATAGTACCTAAGAGTGAAAACCCATATGCCAATAGTAATGGAAGCGTATTAGGTAATGGAAGTAGTGGACCTATTTGTATTACTGTAGTTTCTAATTTAGATGGAAGACAGATAGCAGAAGGAACCGCTATTTATAATGATCAGATACAGGGTAAAAATATTAAAATAGCTGAAAGAGGGGTTGGATTATGACGAATATAACTATCAATAATAAAAATAGTTATATAGATTATGGAATTACAATAGAAAGTGTCAGTATTCAACCTCCTAGTAAGAAAAAAATAAAAGATTCTGTAATAGGTATGAATGGGAGTTATGATTTTTCTACAATAGCTACAAATGGTGAAATTACTTACAATGAAAGAGAAATTAAGGTTAAATTCAACCTTATTACAAATAATAAAGCTAAGTTATATATTAAGTATGGTGAGATTCTAGAATGGTTAATGGATATAGGGAAAAGTCAATTGGTTTTTGATTTTATGCCTGATTATTATTTCATTGCAGAGGTTGAAGAAGCTCCAAGTTTTGAGGAAGTATTACAAAAAGCAGGAAGACTAGAAGTAATATTTGTTGCAGAGCCATTTAGAACAGGCATAAATTTAGAGGGTAGTGATATTTGGGATATCTTTAATTTTGAAACAGATGTAGTACAAGATACTGGTTTTGATATTGTTGGAACTAAAACAATAAATATAATAAACGTGGGTAGATTAGTTTGTCCCACTATCAATGTAACCACTGCAATGAGCCTTATATTCAATTCTAAGACTTACAACTTAGTTGTAGGTAATAACAAGTTTTATGGGTTAAAGTTGCTTAATGGAGATAACAACATGGTTGTTAATGGAACTGGACATATTAGTTTTGTATTCCGAAAGGTGGTTTTATAATGTATCAAGTTAGTATCTTTAATGGAGCCGAAGAAACAATAATACATTATCCAACCACAGAAAATGGATCACCACACTTATTAAAAGATGAATTACAATTAAAATTAGGAAAAGTTCATAATCTTAATTTTACTATTCCAATTACAAACGATGGGTATGATAAAGTATTTGATTTCATTACATTGGTGAAAGTAACTAATACTATAAATGAAGATATTATTTTTGAAGGTAGAGTTTTTACAAGCGTAGAAAATATGAGTGCTGGTGGAGAATTTTACAAAGAAGTTATTGCAGAAAGTGAATTATCGTACCTTAACGATAGTATAACTAGAGCTTGGAATATAGATAACATGGGTGTATTAAACTTCATTACAAAGGTAATAAACAACCACAATGCTCATACTACAGCGGATAAGCAATTTGCAGTCGGAAGAATACAAGTAGTTGGAAATATAACTTGTACAACTAAATTTGAAAATAGCTTAAATAGTTTAATTGATAAAATGGTTAATACCTTAGAAGTAGGGTATTTAATTGTTAGAAAAGAGGATGGAATAAGATATTTAGATTATTTACCACAAGTTGTAGGTGTAAGTGCAAATATTGACTTAGGAATAAATATGAAGGATATATGTTTTTCTAAAGATGTAACTAGCGTTGCTACTATACTCGTACCAACAGGTAAAGATAACTTAACTATAGAAAGTGTAAATGGTGGTAAAGATTACTTAGAAGACATAGCAGCAGTAGCAGAATTTGGAGCTATAGAACAACCACTAGAGCTAAGTGAAATAACAGACGCTAATATATTGAAAGCTACAGGACAAGCTAAATTAAACAATATATCAAAGGCAATATATAAATTAAGTACTAATGTATTAGATTTAAATGTATTAGGATTAGATCCAAACAGTTATCATATAGGAACTGATACAACAATAACAAATTCAGCTAT